AAGATTTTGCTGGCCAAGAAAGGCATTTGATGCAGTCAATGATTTTGCCGTAAATTGCAGCCATGAAGGTTACAATCATGAAGGCGTGCAAGCTGCGCGGGAACAACTTTAAGAAAGGCGCCACGCCGAGCGTGACGTCTGAGTTTGCTGCAGAGCTGAAAGCAAAAGGCTACCTTGACGCGCCAAAGAAAAAGACCGACGACGAATCTATAGAATCAGAATAAAATGGCCATTTTTAACGGAACAGAATTAGGCGTGTACATTGACACCACGCTGATCGCAGCAGCTACCGACTGCTCGCTTTCTCTCAACATGGAGACAATCGACATCACAACCAAGGACAGCGCGGGCTACCGTGAGCTGCTCGGCGGTTTGAAGTCAGGTTCAATCAGCTGTAGCGGTTTGATTGATTACGCAGATGCGGACTCAAACAAGGATCTTGCAGATTTGTGGACCGCCTGGGAAGGTCGCACACAATTAACTTTGAAGTTTGCAAAGGCAAACGAGGTGACTGGCGACTTGTCTTTTACATGCGGCGGCTTTATCACCAGCCTTGAGCAATCAGGCGGCACAGAGGATACAGCTACTTACAGCTGCACCTTCGAGTTGACTGGACCTATCACGGACACTGTTGCTTAATGATTGAAATCAACGGCAACGAGTACCCGGTGCGCTTTTCTATGAAGGCGCTCAAGAAGTTCGAACGTAAGGCCAAGGTCAATGTGTTCAGCTTGTCAGATCCATCCAAGCTCTCAGCCGATGCCTGCGCTTTTCTCTGCTTTGTAGGCGTAGAATGCGGATGCAACTTTGAAGGCGTGGACTTTGATATGGAGCTGCAAGAGTTCGAGGAGCACATCACGTTGGCACACGTCACACAATGCTTTGACGTGCTGGGCGAATACAACGAAAAAAAAGCGTAGACGGGTCAGAGAAGCCAGTCGGATGGCCGGACGTTATCAAGATGGGGATAGGTGTATTGCACCTGTCCCCGTCTGCGTTTTGGGACATGACGTTTGGCGAGCTAGGCCTGGCGCTGGAGGCCAACCGTGAAACGGCAGAGATGCAGGAGCGGTTTGCGTGGGAGCGTACCAGGTGGCTGGCTACAATCTACATGCAGCCCCATCTACGGAAAGGCCGTAAATTGCGACCAAAGGACATAATGCAATTTCCTTGGGAGCGACCACAGCAGAACGCAAAGAAACTAACCAAGGAAGAGCTGAAAAAAGTAATTGAAGAGCGCGACAAATGGCAAAGCTAAACGACCTCATAGTAACGATAGGCGCAACGACCAAGGACTTTGACAAGGCGCTTGGCAAGTCCATGCGCAAGATGAAGACCTTTGGCAAAAACACCAAAGCGCTCGGCTCATCAATGAGCAAGTCATTGACCATGCCAATCGCTGCGCTTGGGCTTGCTGCTGTAAAGAGTGCTGCTGACCTGGAAACCATGGAAACAAGCTTTATCAGCTTGACTGGTGGGGCGAAGCAGGCGGCAGACATGATGAGGAACTTAAACGAGTTCACCGCAAAAACACCTTTTCAAATTGAAGCTGTAGCAAAATCAGCACGACAGCTGATTGCATCAGGATCAGGCATTGATGAGGTCAACGAACAGTTGCAGTTCCTTGGCGACATTGCTGCGACGAGTGGCCAGCCCATTGACGAGATAGCCGCTATCTTTTCAAAGGTTAACGCCAAAGGCAAGGTTGAGCTGGAAAGCCTGAACCAGTTAGCCGAGCGCGGCATACCAATCTTTACGGCTCTATCCGAGGCCACTGGCTTGCCAGCTGACAAACTGGGCGCAGGTGCCGTGAGCGTGGAACAGTTCAACGCTACACTAAAAGGCTTTGCAACCGAAGGCGGTTTTGCTGCTGGCGCTATGGAACGCCTCAGCCAAACGGCAGCAGGTAAATTTAGCACGGCCATGGACAACTTAAAGCTGGCAGGTGCGGCGCTCGCTGAAAGCTTGATGCCTGTGGTAAAAGACCTGCTTGATCGCTTTGTTGGTTTGATGCAAGCACTAACTCAGCTATCGCCTGAAACCAAAAAGTTTGCCTTGATTGCAGCAGGTGTTGCAGCCGCATTGGGTCCGCTGCTTATGATTTTGCCTGCTATGCTTTCACCTATTGGTTTAGTGGTTGGCGCAATCGTAGCGTTAGGCGTAGCAATTGTCACCTTTGCTGATGAGATTGCAGGACCATTGACAAAGGTGATCAACTTCTTCATCACCCTTTTTAATGAGTAAAGCCTTGTGCGCGGCATCATTGGTGCAATTAAAGGGACCGTGCTGACGGTGTTTGACTTCTTTGCGTTTGCTGTCAACAACGTAATCGAGAGCTTTAAAGACCTTGGCGCAATTATTAAGGCCGTATTTACGGGTGACTTTGCTGCGATTCCTGAGCTGGTGCGTACAGCATTTAGCGATGCAGCAGAACGCACTGCAGAGTTTGGCAAGAAGGCAGCCGAGAACATCCGCACAAGCATTGAGGATGAACTACAACGCGACCCCATTGAGCTGTTGAGCAAGGAGGGCGTGGCACAATCACTGAAGACGCTCGGAGGTTTGACCAACTTGCTACCAACCGCAGGAGGTGGTGGAGGTGCAGGAGGCGGCGCAGGTGAACCAGCAGTTACTGTGCCTGCTGCGCTCAACATCGTTGACATCGACATGCCTGAAGACATCGTGGAAGATGAGGACATTGACGCGGTGATTGCGGCCAGCACAGCAGTACAGAACCGCATCAACGCCATGGCGCAAAGCGTGGCAGGTTTTGTAGATAGCGCCTTCCAACAAATTGCAAGCGGCACGGCTACGTTCGAGCAGGTGATGCTCGACATGATCAAGCGCTTGGCGATGCAGCTCGCGTCGCTGGTGGCACAGTTCCTGATTCTGTCTGTATTGTTTCCACAGGCTACCATGGTCAAAGGCGGCTTGAAAATGTTTCTTGGCGGTGGCTTAGGTTTACCAATGATGAGCAATGGGGGACTGTTCACAGGCGCATCACTTGCAATGGTTGGCGAAGGCTCAGGCACCAGCAGTGTGAACCCTGAGGTAGTGGCACCGCTCGATCGCCTGCAGGATATGATGGGCGGTCAGCAGGTGCAAGTCACTGGTAAGATTTCAGGACGCGACATCTTGTTGACTAGCGAGCGCAATGCAATTGACCGTAACAGAGTAAGAGGCTTCTAATGGCTGACCCGATCCGATTACACGCCGAGTTTCAAGACGACCTCGGCACAGCGTACAAGCTGAACATCCACCAAGCTGGGTTCGTTGGCAGCTCGACCGAGTTCAACCTCGGTGCTGACGGTTTTACGCTACGCTACAGCGGCAACAACGAGGACCGTATGCAGCCAATCATAGGCAGCGAGGTGACGTTTACATTGGTCGAGAACGTAGCAGCGCACACCACGTTCCTCACGGCGTTAGCCACGAGCGAGGACGCTGACTTTACGGTCAGCATATTCAAAGACCCTGACGGCGCCAATACTTTGTTTTGGACTGGCGTGCTGCTGCACGAGCAGGTCGAGCTGCAGGACGAGGCTTATCCGATACAGAACACCATGACAGCGGTGGACGACTTGGGCAACCTTAAAAACATTACATACGACAACAGCGGCACGTTCTACACAGGACAGGAAACCATAGCGGCACACCTTACCAACTTACTGAATAAGACGCGCGCGCTGCACGTATTTGCCAGCGGCGACGTGTTTCTGAAATACGCCAACGACTTTAAACCGACGACGTTTTCAAGCGCAAACGCCTTGATTGAATTACAGGTTGGACACGCAGCCTTTTACAACCTTGACGACGCAGGCAACGCGCAAGGCATGGACTGCTTTACCGTGTTAAAAAACTTTGCCATTACGTTTAACGCTCGCGTGTTTTTGCATGAAGGTTGTTTCTACTTTATCCCTGTAGGTGCGGTCATTAATAACACCACAGTCAACTTGTTTACAGTAACCAAAGCGGGTACGATTAGTGGATCGGCTACAGCAACGGATACACAGCTGACAGTTGACACCGATATGGAGCGCATGCGCGGCGGTGTGCAGACCTTCTTGCCACCGCTAAACAAGGTGCAGCGTACTTGGCGCACCGATGCCAACCTACCTGTGGTCGGTCCTGAAACGCAGTTCCTAAATGCTACATCACAGCAGACGGCGCTGGGTACAAACATCACTGACAATAACCTGCTGTATGATAACGGCACGGATTTCCGCTTGCGCTTCAGGTACACACATGCATATGACGGTGACGGCACAAGCACAGGTCAAGACATACCTGCACGCATTTTGCTAAAGATGCAAATCAAGGTTGGGAGCTTATACTACAACAACGCGGTCACATTTGGCGCAAGCACGATGAATGTAGGATATGCTGGTGATACGTACACCATGGACACAATGTCGTTCAGCGCTCCAGCATGGTCATCAAGTGCAGGCCATTTCTACTTTGCCGTGACGCCGACACCAGCATATTTGAACAGGAACAACGGCTTGTTCTACAACATGACCTTTACGCCGCAAGGCTTTGCAAGCATCGCCCAATACAATCAACCTGTTCTGATTGACTTGGACAGCATAACAAGTGCGCAAACAGGCTTAACAGTTACCGTCAACGTAGAAGGTTACGACCACGATGGCACGCTGATTACGGACGTAACAGGCACAGACGCATACGGTAAGCTGTCTGAATTTGGTATGCATATTGTCAACGGCAATGCAACCAATGGCGACCGCGTAGTGTATGAGGCGGTGACGACAGCAAACAACCAAGAAACGCTGGTGCAGGAACAGGTTGTTATTGGATCAAGCCTGTTTGACGATTACCGCAACATTTACGAGAACAACAGTTCACCAGCACAACCGATTGACAGCTTTGCCAGCTTTGCAAACAGCTCGGCAACAGTAAGTATTCATAAACTTGGCGTGCAGGAAGTAATTGCAGGACAGAACGCAAGCACGCGAGTAAAGCGCGGCAGCTTTTACAAGGCGTTTGTCAGCCCGTACCACGCGCTGCTGTTTTCAACGCGAAACTTTTTGCCGTTTGAAACTACGTTCATGGCGCGTGCTGTGCAGACAGAGTACGAAGCGTTCCACATTAACAGCGACGACACCAACGTGAGCACGCCAGCGCCCGTTGTTATTAATGACCGCCCGTCGATTGACGACAGCGAACCCGTTTACGACTTGCGGAATACGTTTACTCCAGACGTTGGCGACATACCGCCCAACATTTTGCAGCGATTTTTACAGCAGCCAGTCAAGTCACTTACTCACCAAGCAACTAGATCGTACACCATCACGTCAACCGACGCCATAATTTTTAACAAATGGACAGGCGGCAACGGTACAAGCACAATAAACCTACCGACGACGACAGGCAACGAAGGCCGCATCATTCGCTTTAAAAGCGACAGCACCATTACAGCAAACAAGATTGTGCGAATACAACCGAACGACGTAAGCGAAACAATTGACGGCGCGGCGTCTTACGACTTTGACCGCAGCTATGATGGGTTAAGTTTGTTGTGCCACGATGGAGACTGGTATATCATCCAAAAGAAGGAAAAGTGATTTATATTATCTTAGCAACCGTGGTGGCTAACATCATATACAAGGCCAAGCAATATGGCCGAGGTGACATAGCCGACGTTATCATACTAATTGCAGCAATCTCTATAGCCCTATTATGAGATACTTCAACTATCATGAGTTCGACAGCCCCGACGCAATCGGCAGCGGCGAACAAATGATGGACGAGGTATTTTTGGAGATGCTGGACAAGGCGCGACACCTTGCTGGTATTCCGTTCCACATCAATTCAGGCTACCGCTCACCCGATCACAACCGCAAGGTGGGCGGCAAGAAAGACAGCGCACACCTTAAAGGCTTGGCTGCTGACATTCACTGCGTAGATTCACGGAGCCGCGCCTACATCTTAGGCGGCCTCATCGATGCAGGCTTCAACCGCATCGGCATCGCAAGCACATTCATACACGTCGACGACGACCCCAGCAAGGACGCTGACGTGGTTTGGTTATACACATGAAGATTGAACAAATCAGCCGCACCGTCCACGCCGTCAAGCTGGACAAGCAACCGCAGCGAATGCTGTTTATTTCTGACGTCCACTATGACAGCGTGAAGTGCGACCGCGTGATGCTGCGCAGGCACCTCGATGAAGCCAAGCGCACGAACACGCCTGTGTTCATCTTTGGCGACTGGTTCGACCTTATGGGTGGCAAGTATGATCCGCGCTCCAGCTACAGCGACATTCGACCCGAGTACAAAAGTATCACGTACCTCGACGACGTCATTGAAGACAGCGCCGAGTTTTTGATAAAGTACAAGGACGTCATCAAGTTCTTTGGCCGTGGCAACCACGAAACGAACATCGAGAAGCGCATGCACACCAGCCCGCTCGATCGTGTAGCGTACATCGTCAATAAGAACGGCGGCAACATAACCGTGGCGGGATACAGCGGCTGGCTGTGGATGCAGATATTTCAAAAAGGCAAGCGCCGCAGCTCGACATTTGTACACTACCATCACGGCATGGGCGGCAACGCTCCACGTTCCAAAGGTGTGCTGCGTGTTGACATTGACCAAATGCAGTTTAAAGACGCCAGTTTAATTGTGCGTGGGCACACACATCAGAAGTGGCACCTGCCTGTGACGTCGGATCGCATCAGCCGCTTTGGTAAGCTGTACCAAGACAGCGTTCACCATCTGCAGCTCGGCAGCTACAAGATGCTTGGCGACCGCTTTGCAGGTTGGTCTGTCGAGAAAGGCTTCAACACGCCACGCCTTGGCGGTTGGTTTGTTACCTTGCACAACTCAAAGAGCGACCTACCATATTGGAAGGTCGAAGAAGCACAATAACATGAAAGAGATTCTCTCACTTTACTGGGCCGAGATTGCACTGGCCATTTTAACTGCTGCAGGTACCATTACTGCACTGACCGCAACTGAGAAGGATGACAAGGTCATTGACATTCTCAAGCGCATCATTAACGCCGTAGTGTTCGGCGATAGCAAAAGAGGACGGAAATAACCTATATTTGGTACGTCCAAGGTGGACAAGTAAACCTTTATTTTATCAGGTTTTTGGTTTTGGGCGGCATCCTTGCAGGGGGGTGCCGCTTTTTTTCGTGCTTTTTGTTGTACAGTTGTCTAAATAGTTGTACAATTGCACAAGAAACGAAACAGATGGAAGACCAAATCCTGCTCAAACTTGACGACGGCCTCGAAATGGTCGTGACCTTTGAGGTCGAAGCTGGCGAGGAAGCCACGCAGATCTCACCCAGTCACCCAGTTACTGTGCACATCATTCGCGTGGTGCTGTGGCAGAAGAATCACACTAGCTTCGAACGGATCGACATCACCTGTGCTGATGACAACCTGCTTGACTACAACCACGAACGCATTGAACAAGAGATATGGGAACATGTACAAAACCAATAATAATGAACAAACCTATTTGTGTGCGCAGCAGTGTGCACGTTAAACCAACCCGCGACTTCAACCACCAGCAGCAGGAGCTTGCTGAACAGAAGCGCTTCGAACAATTGATGGAACAATTCAAAGCCGACCTCATTGCGGCATACACGAAGAAAGCATGAGCGTAATCGACGAACTCAAGGCGCTGTCGAAGAAGTACGACATGCGACCTGATCACTTTCACAAGGACCCACGCGGCTTTGTCATTATGACGCGCCGAGGCGTGGA